TAATTGGATTCTTTAAAAGATTAGGAAAGAAGAAAAAAGATTTTGTAAACTTCTTAGATTTATATGGACAGATTGTAGCAAAAGATAGTAGAAGTAAAATCAATATTCCATTTATGAAACAAGCGAATAAAGTAATCGCTAAAACCATAATGAGAAAGGATGATTTTAAAACATCAGACCCAGAATATAAATTTGAATCATTACCAACTAAAGTTACTGATAAGTTTAAAGCTGTAAAAAGTGGTAAACCTTCTTCAGAAGCTGAAAAGGATTTCAATGACCACCATACATATTCATCATATGCAAAGAGAGGTTCAATGGCTGAACCAGATACAATAGATTTTGATGATGATGGAAAAAAACCCGGACATCAAAATAAAGAAAAGGATACTAAGAAAAAAGGTTACGAACCTGTAACTGAAAAAATCAACTCCTTTTACTATGATGATTTAAAATCATATGTTTACAAAAGAAGAGGACAAATAAACAAAGTATTTAAGAATCTATCAGATAAACAAAAAGGTGAATACTTAGAAAAACTTTACATCAAATTATTCCAAGGCCCAACTTCAAGAATGGTACATAAAGATATCAAAGGTAAGGGTGGTGAATTATTAAAGATGTTAATAAAAGATAAGAGAGTTAAAGAAGGATTAGGACATGGATATCCAGACCAAAAGTGGATGGATAAGCATGATAAAGAAATCAAAAAACTAAGAAAGAAATTTGATAAAGAAAAACTTCAGTATAATGAACCATACGCATTAGGTGGTGGTATTACTGAATCATTGATTTTGGAAGGAGGTGCTTATGGACATATGAATCACCCATTCGATACCGAAATAAATTTAACCTTTGGGCAATTAAAAGATATTGTAAATAAAGCATTAGAAGGAAATTTAGACTTAGCAAGAGAAAAGACAGATGGTCAAGCATTAGCAGTTAGTTGGAGAGATGGGAGATTAGTTGCGGCGAGAAATAAGGGACATTTGAAAAACAAAGGAGAAGGTGCATTAGATATTAATGGTGTAGCGATGAAGTTTGCTGGAAGAGGAGAATTGGAAAAGGCGTATAACTTCGCAATGAAGGATTTAACGAAGGCAATATCTAAGTTGAGTGAAAAGCAGAGAGATAAGATTTTCAAAGGAGGAGCATGTTTTATGAATTTGGAGGTAATCTATCCAACTTCTGTTAATGTAATACCTTACGGACAAGCACTATTAGTATTCCACGGAACAATGGAGTATAATGAAGATGGTGTTGCTATTGGTGAAAATCAAGACGCTGCTAGAATGTTGGCAGGTATGATTAAACAAGTTAATCAACAAGTTCAATCAGCATATACTATTTCTGGTCCTCCAATTAATCAATTACCTAAATCAAAAGATTTAAGAAAACTAAAAGGTTCTTATAATTCTAAGATATCAAAATTACAATCTAAATTCAAATTAAAAGATAACGATGGAATCGCTGATTATCATCAAGCATTTTGGATGGATTTTGTAAATAAGAAATCTCCAACTAAGTTAGATAACAAAACTCTAATGGGATTAGTTAAGAGATGGGCATTCTACGATAAATCATTTAGATTAGATAAGAAAAATCTAACTGATGTAAAAACAATGGAATGGGCAAAGGGAATTGATAAGAATGACCACACTAAAATGGCTAAAGATAACATTAGACCATTCGAAGATATCTTCTTAGGTATCGGAGCAGATATACTTTCATTTATGAGTTCAGTATTGGCAGCTAATCCTGATAAAGCAGTTAGGGATATGAAAAAGAGATTGGATAAAACAATCAAAGATGTTAAGAAATCAGGTGATGTTAAGAAAATTAATAAACTTAAATTAGAACTACAAAGGTTGAACGCTATTGGTGGTACTAATAAGATAGTTCCTAATGAGGGTATCGTATTTGTATATGGTGGTAAGACTTTCAAACTTACTGGAACATTCGCTCCACTCAATCAGATACTCGGTTTATTTTACGAATAGTAAAAAATCCAATACTTATATATATGAATATATAAGTTACAAAATATGGCTGAGAAAAAATTCAATAAAAAATATATGCATCCAACTCGTAGAAAGTTGGTAAATATGATTCAAACTGGAGAATATCAAAAAGATACTCAAGTTTCACTATCTGGTATTAAAGAAACTACCAAAAGAAATATTGGTGATATTTGGGAAGAAGATGGTATTGTTTACGAACAAAAATCATATGGTAAGGTAAAACAATCTAAATTATCAAACGAACTTTCTAAGGTTAGAAAGTATTTAGAAGAACAATCTAAGTGTAAAGCAGATGATTGTGAAACCAACAACTATTCAAAAGCAGATAAAAAGTTAATAAGTAAAACTACATTTTGTGGAGTTTGTTTAGCTAAAAGAGAACAACAAATTAAGTTAGATGGTTTGTGGAAAGAATATGAAGAATATAAGATATACTCTAATATGGCTACATATGGTACTGATACATTAGAAAAATGGAATCAAGCATTACATGAAGTTTCTAATATTCACGAATATATCAACGATGATGGTTCTGTTGAAAAATGGTCATCTAATGAAGATGTTCAAACACTAAGAGAGCAAATAGAAACGGATATCGAAAATGGTAAAAAAGAACTTTCTGAAGTTATAGAAAAAAGAAATACAGCCTATATGAAATTAAAACCTATGAACTATGAATTGGTTAAAGAAATTTGATTTAAAAACAATAATGATAATGGCACTATGTGTGGTATTATTATTAAGAAGTTGTGGTGGTGAAGAAGGAGAAAAAGAAATAGTAAATGTAGATGGTAAAGATTACGAACTGTTAGAACAAAAAGTTGATACTATTGTTGTAGAGAAAACAGTTAAAGTTCCAACATATGTACCAAAGTACATTACTAAAGTAGTAACTGAAACTGTTGAAGTTGAAGTTCCTATCGATATTGATACATTGAAAATTGTAGAAGATTATTTCGCAAAGTACGAAGTAAAGGATACACTTAATCTTACATATGATTTTCCAAAGGGTGTTACTGATTCATTAGGAAAGAAACCAAATCCAACTTTAGGATATGGTATCCTAACTGATATCATTTCACAAAACCAAATCCAATCAAGAGATGTGGATTGGTTCTTCCAAATCCCAACTGTGTATAACACAACAATTGTAAAAGAATTACCAAAGAATGAATTTTATTGGGGATTGAATGGTGGTTTCAACAAAGAAGATATAATCAGTAATGTTGGAGCTGGGTTAATCCTAAAAAATAAAAAGAATAATTTATATCAATTGGGTATAGGTATTCAGAATAATTCTAATACCTCACAATTAGCACCATTTATTACTGGTGGTATGTATTGGAAAATAGGAAAAAAATAAATTTAGTTTGGCTAAGAAAAAAGCATCATTAAAAGAAATCATAGCGGTAGAGTACAAAAAGTGTGCATCTGACCCTATTTACTTCATGCGAAAGTATTGTATGATTCAACATCCCGTTAGGGGTAAGATTCCGTTTCATCTATATCCTTTCCAAGAAGAAACATTGGTTGATTTTAAAGACCATAGATATAATATTATTCTTAAATCCAGACAAACTGGTATCTCAACATTAACTGCAGGATTCTCTTTGTGGAAAATGTTATTTAATGATGATTTCAATTGTTTGGTAATTGCAACAAAACAAGAAGTAGCAAAAAACTTAGTAACTAAGGTTAGAGTAATGAATCATTATCTACCATCTTGGTTAAAACTAACAACAGTTGAAGATAATAAACTATCCCTTAGATATTCAAATGGTTCTCAAATCAAAGCAACTTCAGCTGCTGGAGATGCAGGACGTTCTGAAGCACTATCTTTATTGGTGTTTGATGAAGCGGCATTCATTGATAAGATTGAAGAAATTTGGGTATCGGCTCAATCTACATTATCAACGGGTGGTAACGCAATTATTTTATCTACTCCAAATGGTGTAGGTAACTTCTTTCACAAAACTTGGGTAGGTTCTGAAGATGGTACTAATGGATTTAATAACATTAGATTACATTGGAGTGTACACCCAGAAAGAGACCAAAGTTGGAGAGATGAACAAGAAACTCTATTAGGACCAAAAGGAGCAGCACAAGAATGTGATTGTGATTTTGTATCTTCTGGTGATTCGGTAATTGAACCACAAGTACTTCAGTTTTATAAAGAAACTTATGTACAAGAACCAATTGAAAAAGGTGGATTTGATGGAAACTTATGGAAATGGCAATTTCCTGATTATACAAAAACTTATATAGTTGTAGCGGATGTTGCCCGAGGAGATTCTTCGGATTACTCTGCTGCTCACGTTATAGATGTTGAAGCATCAGAACAAGTGGCTGAATATAGAGGTAAGTTAGATACCAAAGATTTTGGTAATTTCTTAGTATCTCTAGCAACTGAATATAACAATGCATTGTTAGTAATTGAAAATGCAAACATTGGTTGGGCAACTATTCAACAAGTAATTGATAGAAATTATGGAAACCTTTATTATATGAGTAAGGATTTAAAGTATGTAGATACTGAACATCAACATTCAAATAGGTATCGTTCTCAAGATAAGAGTATGGTAGCTGGGTTTTCAACTACTTCAAGAACAAGACCTTTGATTATTTCAAAGTTGGAAGAGTATGTTAGGGAGAAATCAATTATAATACGTTCAGTTAGAACTATTGATGAATTATTCACATTTATATGGATGAATGGTAGAGCTGAAGCTATGAGAGGATATAATGATGATTTAACAATGAGTTTAGCAATTTCTCTATGGGTTAGAGATACTGCTTTGAGATTAAGACAAGAAGGTATCGATTTAACAAAAAGAGCGATTGATGGTATATCAACTTATACTTATAGTGGGGTTTATGGTACAAATGATGTTGATGAAAATCCTTGGCAAATGCAGGTTGGTGATGATATTGAGGATTTAACTAAATGGTTATAAAATAAAAATTTTATATTTATATAGTATAGGTTAAATATAGGGATTAAGTATGGAAAATTATTCTAAAGAACTTTATAATGAATTTAAATTATCATTAGATGGAAGCATTGAAGAATACGATGTTGAAAACTATGATGATTTAAAAGAGTTTATCCACTTTCTAAGAGATATGAAAGAGGATATTAACGAAGCTGAATATCAAGGTAGAAAAGTTAAACTAAACAAACCTATGAGGGGTGATGTTAAGAAGTTTAAAGTATATGTTAAAAACCCAAAAGGAAATGTTGTAAAGGTAAATTTCGGACATGGAGGAACATCGGCTAAAAAAGCAGGTGAAAAGACAATGCAGATTCAGAAAGATATTCCATCAAGAAGAAAAGCTTTTAGAGCTAGACATAATTGTGATACACCAGGACCAAGACATAAGGCTAGGTATTGGAGTTGTAAAGCATGGTAATAAAATTAGGATATATCAAATATTTTTTGTATCTTAGTTAGATTATAACATAAAGTAAATAAAATGGCAGAACAAAATAATAGTTCATTTTTTGAAAGGTTAACTAAACTTTTTTCTACTCAAGCAATCGTAAAGGTTGATAAAGATG